CTTTGACCTTCAACCTTTGACGCATCAGCAAACGGGTTTTTGCCATCGTTCAGCATATTTTCAAACTTGCGCCCAATCACCAAACAGGCTTCATCCAACGCCCACGCCGCGATCTCAGTTTCCAACTGCATAAACTCGCTCGGGCGTTTACCGTAGGAAGTTGCAGAGTTATACAACCGCCACAGGTTCGTTTTGTCCTTCACGAAAGGACTGCAAAGCAGTTACCTCCCGATTGACAAAGTTGAATATTTCCATCTTGTCATCATTTGGAAGTTCAGCCAGTGTGATGTGCTCATCATCTGCCTGCGCCCCGATCTGCGGCGAAACCAGCGCAACATTCACCAGCGCATCCAACATCAGCCGAAAATCTTCGCCGTTCCTAGCCAGTTGCTTCAGGTCAAAACCAGCGCCGCCATTCTGCGCGGCTTCATCAGCCATATCCACAAAAGACGCGGGCAGTTTGCCGGTCAATAACAGATCGGTCATGGTCACATCGCGCACCGTCACCGGCAATCCACTAGGTAGGGTAAAATCATGCAAACGGCTTGCGCGCCAATCAGCCAGGTTCATCCGCTTTGCATTCTCCGCAGTTTTCAAACTTTTTAGATTTGTCATAATCGTAACCAGATGAAGGACAAAGGAATTATTTCATCCTTCATCCTTCATCATTCATCCTTTCTTTTATGCTGTTGTAAAGTTCACGACCGTATCAGCCAAAGACTGACCGAACACATCCACTACACCTGGCACGATCACCAAATGCTCAGTTGCCGCGCCCATATTGCTGGACGGGTTGAGTGTGACCACCTTACGCGCCGAATCAATGCTACGAGCCACCGCCACGGGCACACCCGCCGCAGTGGTCAAAATGATTCCATTCTCAGCCCCAACTTTCAGCGCATTGCTAAAGGTCAAGACCGTATTCACGCTCACCACCACAGCCGTGGCAGCATCCGCAGGCACGGAACTCAATGTAAATGCGGGAGCCGAGGCAGTTGCGCCGGGCAACGCAGTGGCTGTTTCATTGGCTACCAATTCATAGGCTTTACCGCCAACTTTCACGCCCGCAAATTCAGCCTCAAGCATGAAGAACTCACCGCGCTTGAAAGAACCTTTTGGTGAACCGGTCAATTTGATCTTCATCAGTTTGACATGCACATCATCGCCCACATCGCCCAGTGACTTGCCATAGGCTTTGAAATACGGGAAGGTGACTGAATCACCTGCCAGAGTTGCCACCTCATTGGGCGTGGAACCTGAAACGCCATACGAGTGACCGGTCATCAGGGCATACGCATCGAGCGAAATACCGCCTGCCTTGAACTTGCCCTTCACGCCCAGCGGCTGGGTGACGATTCCCTGCAATTCATCATTGCCGAAAAACTCACCGCTCACCACAGTCTCTTCAAACTCCAACTCTAACGCGGCTGGTAACGAAATCGCAGTCACGCCATCATAAGAGACCACCACGATCTCTTTCAGCCCAAAAGGCTTATTGTCTTCACCTGTAGCCATATTATTTCTCCTTGAAAAGTTATGTCATTACGAGGAGCGGAGCGACGAAGCAATCTCCACTCACCAATTACCAATTACCGAAGTCTTACAGCCACAAACCTCAGCGACCCCAGCGCACAATCCAACGCCGTATCCCGCTGTTGACTCACACTCACGTCATAGGTCAACTCCCAAACGCCCGTCCCAACCTGGGCATCATTCAAAAGGTTGTACGCCATCACCATTGCGCTTGCGATGTTGGCATATCCCTGCCGCTCATAAAAATAGATGGTCAGCGGAGTTTGCACACTGCGCAAAAAGGGACCGCGCTTCGTTTCCACCCCCAGCTTGATCAGAGCCGAAGGCTTGATCTCTCTGTTAGTGTCAAATGCCGCCGCCGTATTTTGGCGCGAAATCTCTTCCACATCGCAAAAAATACCGCCGGTCAAAATCGCCATCAACGGGGCATTCGCCTGCAAAACGGTTTTTATCTCACTGGAAAGAGTCATCTCACCACCACGATCAAAGCGATCACCAACGCCCAAAACAAAAAAGCCTCTGGCAAAATAAACAAACAACCTTCTGCAAATTTCATGTTGATCATCCTTTATCCTTCATCCTTCATCCTTGCAGTGACAACCCTTCGCCGAACAACCACACCGCCAAACTCACCGCCTGCGGCATCAACGAAATATTCACATCCCCGCCGATCATGGATTTATATTCATCCATTTCGGGGTAACTTTCTCCATTCAACCAGCCATTGAGTTTGGATGTAAATTCTTTTTCATCCACCAGCACCGCCGTCTTATAGCAAAAACAATGCGGATGAAGTGGATACTCAATTGTGCCCACCGCATAAATCCCTTCACCATTCTCGCCGGAAGAGATCACATCATCGCATTCATCCGGTTCAGGGTGCGCCGCCGAAAGATGACATTGCTCTTTCTCAACCCACGGCTGAGACGCCAATAACTTATCGGTAGCCAATGCGTGCGCCTTCTGAATTTCAGTCCGCGCCAACCGCAGCGCGTTATAACTCACACCGCGCCCGTCACAGTCATTGCCACTGAGCAAACCAGTCGTATCACCCGCAGATTTATCCGATGCCGTCCGACCATACAAACGGGTAGATGTCCAGCGCGGACAGTTCTGACCGGCTCCGAGGAACGCTTCCAATTTCTTCGCAATGTTCCAAGCCGAATCGCCGTCTGTCACGCCCTGCATAATCACCGTATTGATCGCATCCCGCCCGGCGCCTTCAATGTTCCAAATCCGCGCCGATATATTGATTCCATCGCCGTACAAATGCTCACCCGCCGCATTCAACAAAATATCACTCTGCGGCTTGAAAACACCATCATCAATGGATTCGGTCAAAGGTTGAAGGTCAAAGGTCGAAACGCTCTCGACTTTTGACTTTTGACTTTCGACGATAAGCCTTTCATGCCTCACCGCCAAAACGCCAAACGGCAAACTAACCGCTTCCTTCCGCGCCTGCAAAAACTCATCCTGCCAAATCTTGAAGGTATCGCCCCACAGTTTCAGCAACGCACTCTGCGCCTGAAAACCGCGTGACCCATCCAATACACCGTCCTGCCCGCCATAATCCACCAGCACCGCACGCGCCTGCTTGCCGAACTCGATCATTAGCTCATGCGTTCTGCCAGTGAAATAAACCTGCAAACGTAAAACAGCTTTGAAAGATGCCTTGTCCAAACTGCCCCAAGCCACCTCATCCAAACGGGAAAGAATTTCTTCATCCTTCATCATTCAGCCTTCATCCTTAGATGCTCAACCCTTTCAGGTTATTGGCAAACTGCGTGCTATCCATACCGTCACCGCTCATAATCTCAAGGTCTACATCACGCAAATAGCTCGCCAGAATGAGTTGAATGGTTTCTTCCTTCACACCCAAAATCCGCAGGCGTGAAGCGGCATCTGCCAGATCGCGCAGGTCAGTGGGTGAAAGGCTCTTTGCCTTGCGCCAGATGATCTTATATTTCACATTCGCCGGATAAATGCCGTGCAGCATCCACTCACGCTCGATCAACGGCTGAATGATTTGTACAGTTGCCCACTCACGCCCCTGGTTGAGTGTCTCTTCATACGCTTCTTTTTTCTCGCCTAAAATATCGCGGTTCAGATCGGCGCCATACGCCATCAATTCCATCGGCACATCCGAAGCCGTGAATATGGTCCCGATGTGATGCTGTACATCACCAATCTTGTCAATATTTCCATCGCCCTGGTGTACTGTCAGCGAAGACGCCTTATTGCTGAAAAAATCAATCACCGCCGCCAGTTTGCCCAGCGCGGCTTTATTGTTTTCCTTGTACGTTTCCACATCCGCGGCATTGCCTTCGATTACATGTTGACGCAACTGCGCCCCCCCGATCTTGCGCCGCACGGCTACATTCAATTCGCCGTCTTCCACATAGCGGAAGTGTTTGCGCGCGCTCTGCATCATCGGGCGTCCATAGCGGCTTTCTTCATCGTGGTTCCAGCGCGCATGGATCAATTTCCATTCAGGAAACCACAGCGCATCTTTGGGAACATCCATACCGTAGAAATTATCGTCACCCATCCAGAAAGCGCGGTTCGCGCTATCAAACCGATCCGCAGTGTTTGAATTGCGGTGCATTCGCATCGTGGGTTTGCGTGTCACACTCGCCACCTGATAGATGGAGTTCGTCACCTGTGCGGGCGTCACCTCAAGAAACGAATCCCCATCGCGCATCGAAAGTCTCAGCCAATCTTCCAACGCTTGATTCAAGTGCAAACGTTCCTGCAAAGCCGAAACCACCTCGCTCGCCTGCGTGTTATCCGTCTTCAGCACAAACCCGCCGCGCAATAGATCGCGGGCATACATGCGGTGCATCTTCTCAACCCGCGGATCACCGTCATACATGGCTCTGCAATCCTTGATGACAGACAGACGGTCACGCTCCACCTTGAAACGCGAATACACATCCTCAGTAATCACCGGTGCCGGGCTGGATGTCATTGCGAGCGCACTCTGCGAAGCAATCTCTGCATTTGGGTTCATAAACGCTCTAAAGCGATCTGATAATGTTGGCATATTTTGACCTTCTCAATTTTTACAAAATTACTTCAACGCATCCTGCAACATCCGTTCCAGTTTTGGCAAATTGCGCTCGATGGTGCTCATTACCACTGCATACCGTCCGCCGTTGGATGTCTCCAGATATTTGCCATAAAAGACCGTGTGCCCCAATGTCACAACCAATGTATTGGCATCGCCGCTTTCCACAGCCACGTCGCTCATCTCAGACTTTGACTCAGGTGTCACCATGCCAGTGATGGGACTCATCCCGAAGCCGTCCACAGCAAAAAACAAACCGCCGCGCGCATTCGCCGTCCGATCTTCCCAAATCGCTTCCTGCCGCGCCTCATCCTGAATAGACTGCCCCCAATAAGTTGCCACCGCCTGCACAGCGATCAAGGCATTTGCGCCATACTTTTTGATGGCTGGAATCAACTGGTCACTCGGAGCCACAACCCACTGAAAGCCGCTATTCAACTGCCACCGCCTCAGCAATCGTGCAAGCCAGTTTATTGGGCTGCACAAAAACGACGTTGAACAAAATGCCGCCATAGGTCAAACGGTCATCAATCGCAATATCCATATTCGGCTCGCCCAAAATAAAAACAGCCTGGTTCGCCGAACGCGCCGCGTCACTCTGCAAGCGGAATCCGCGTGTGCCTGCATATTCGATCCGCATAGCCTGAGTTGTCAATGACGTAGCGCCGCGCCGAATAACCAGCGAAACCTCATTCTCCGCACGGATGGCGCGCATATCTTTCTGAGCCTGCGTCCAATCAAATGCCATTACGCCATCCCAACTGCGCCGTTATATTGCGCGCACGCTTCAACGAATTCGCCATGCAGCTTGTACATCATCTGAGTCAATGATTCGATGCCCGCGCCCTTATCTACACTCACCGCGCCCAGGCTGTACTTCATGCCGCCCGCCGCCGCCGCAGAGTTGGCGATCTTCTCACTTGCCAGTTGTTTGGCTTTGATCAACACGATCTGCGTCTCAATATCTCCCAGCGTGGTGTAATCTCCAGCACTGGCAATCCAACCGGATTTATATTTATAGTTGCGCGTCAGGCTATAGGTGGGTGTTGGGGTAAAGGTGATCTGCTTGTTGGCAATCGTATATTGCTCATCCCAATCCGCAGACACCGGAATAATGCCGCTATTGGAGATAATCACGCCATCCACACCCGTCAGGCTGTCCAGAACGATCATGCTCAAAAAATCAGACGCCAGGCTATAGGCAGGCGTGCCAGAAACAATATTCAACTCTGCCCACTTTGCCAATCCGCAACGGCGTGAAAATTCGAGCACGGCATCCTTCACCGCCTGCTCGTATTGCGCCGTGGTGGGGACGCTGTTCACCGCGGGAACTTCACTTTGTAAAACTGTCACCATTGCCGCAAGAGTTGTCATCTTCGTTTACCTTTTGATTTTCTTTTCACGGGTTCAACAACCAATAAGTTTTCTTGCATCTTCTCAGGCACGGGTTCTTTATTTTCATAAGTGATCCTAAAATCCGCATCACCTTCGAGGGTCATTGCCTGCTTATCGCTCATGTCCAGTACATGCCCCTCATGCACGTACTTTCCAAAAACCATCCGCACCCGCCGTCCCGTATAAACAATTTTCGCCATCGAAATCTCCAAAGGATGAGGGATAACTTTCATCCCTCATCCTTCATCATTCATCCTTGCTTTTAGGCTTGGATCTTCACGTAAGCGCCCTTGCCGCCAATCGGGGCGAGAGAGCCGTTGTATTCTTCAGAGTAGTACTGTTCACCGGCAATGATCTTGCCGTTGCTGTAAATCGGGTAAGGACCCTTGACGGTCATCGGCTGGAAGACGCGGTGCATTACCAATTCGCGGTTCATGACCAACGCCCAGCCTTCGCGCATCTGAGTGGATGCGAACACCGGCAAACCCTTCACACTGCCTGCAAATCCGGCAGAGTTGAGCACTGCATTGGAAAATCCCTGAACCTTGAAACCATCCCAATTGCTGAGAAGGTCCGCATTGGTCACGCTCATCAAAATGCCGGTCGGTTCGTAATAACGGTTGGCAACCAACACTTTAGCGCTGCCAAGTTTTTCGACAAAACTGGCAATCGTATCGGCTGAAATATCATAGGTGCCGCCGCTGTTGCTTGCCACACCCAATGCAGCCGCCAAACCTTTCTCGATCAAAGCCTTGTCAATGTTGAGGCGTGTCTGACGGATGATGTTCGCCATGGTGCGAGCTACGGCGTCCCAGCCGAGTTGTGAACGGCTAAAGACAATCGCTTCACTGGAGATGTAATCAGCCAGGCGTAAAGCGGTCGCTTCAAGTGTCTGATAGCTGAGTGTCACTTTGGCGCGTTCGATTTCAGCATTCTCGCCCTTGGCAATTGCGTTATAGCTGTAATCCACAAGCAGATCATTGGCGTCAATTGCGCCAGCGGCTAAAGCCTTGATCTTGCCCAATTCGTAATCGATCACGAAGTCAGTGCCTTCCACGTAGGTGGTGCCTGCGGGGTTGCTGGTGACAACGACAGTGCCGGGAGTAACATACGCATGAGCCAGCGCGTACCAGGTGCTTTCTGCGCCCGCAGTAACCTCTTCATCGGTGATGGCTACGGTATAGCCAGTTTCGCCGGTGAACGATTCAAAATAAATACGTTCAGATTGCGAGTTCATCGTGCCAACATCGAACAGATTGGCAGCCACCAAATTGGGGAATGCCTCAGCGATGATCGCGCGGCTGACCGAATACGGCAGGTTCAAATCAGTGGTCAATTCGGCTTCGTTGAACAGGCGGGCTTCGTTGATCAGTTTGCCTTTGTTCTGTTCATCAAAACGAGCCAGCAATTGAGCGGTGAAAACACCAGCGCGGCTTTCTGCGCGCAAGTTGAGTTCAGTCTTCGAGCGCATTTCATTCTTGCGCAGGGATTCGGTGATCTCAAACGAAGCGCGTGCGAATTCGGGCGTGCCGGTCTCACGTTCGAGAACATCACCCAAAACCACGATGCCTTTCTTTTCATCGAAACCCATACCAACCAAAGCGCCTTTCGCGGCGAGCTTGCCGTATTCAGCGCGTTTGCTCTCGGTGAATTTCTTCACGGCATCAACGTCTTTCAGTTCAGCCGCTTTGAGCGCATCCACAAACGACTCATTCAGATCCTTGCCGAAAGGCAGGTCTTTGGTCGCTTCGGTAATGGCAGCTTCAACAGCCGTCTTGCGCTGGGCTTCCACCAATTGCGCCTTGGCAGTTTCGCCTTCAGCGATCATCTTCTGGGCTTCCTGCAATTGCTTGGCAAGATCAGCCTTTTCGTTTTGTACTTTTTCTAAAAGTTCGTCAGACATTTCATCATCTCCATGTGATTGATTGATTGATTCGATTAGCGCGGCTGAATTCTCAAAGGATGGCTCCAGCACCAGGTCAAATCCTGTAATATGCAGTTCGCTCACTTCAAAAATCTTATCGCCGCTTTCAGTAACATTCTTGCCGTCACCATAACCGCGCAGACTCACGCCTGGCATCACGCCGCCTTCCATCAAAGTCAGGATGTCCTTGCCTTTGGATGTTTCCAGCACGCGACCGATCACGTCTACGCGCTGACCGTTGAAAGTGACATCTTCCCACTTCACAACCGTTTCCAAAAAGCTAGCACGCCCGCCCTTGTCAGACGGATGTTCCGTCTCACCAAGAACCTGCACCGCCATGCCTTGCCCGTTGCTCTCATGCAGATGACCGCGTAATTCAGCGACCGCCGCAGAGATAACATTTGCAGAATATCGGCGACGATTGCCATTGACAATCCCCGCCGTCATTGCTCCTTCAATAATGATGCGCTTTTTTCCAGATTCGCTTTCTTCCAAAGCCACACGCGCATTCAATCGCTCTTCAAATTTCTTGCCGCGTTTCTTGCCGCTAACCAAAGCGCGCTCCCCTAACTGGGAGGATGTCATCATGCTTGCCGAGAGGGGCGCGGCAGGTTGATAACTCAACTCGACCTTTTCCCATAGATCACGTGTCTGGAAAACATAATCAGGACCTTCCGCGCCTTCTGTTTTCGGCGCATAAGTCACTTTCCAATATTCATCAGTCTTCAACGCCGAAAGCGAACCATATTCAGAAACGATCACATGATCGGCAAAGATTTCATTGACGTAATACTCATCCCCGTTTTCATAAGGGAATTGTTTTCTGAAAGCCTCACGGATTTCGCTCATGGTGTAATCCATCGAACCTTTCACCAACTCTTCCAACGCTGTACCTTTATCAATTTTGTTAGCCATGTTTTCACCTCATAAACGTTATAAACTTTATAAACATCAAATACTTGCAATCGCAAACAAACTTTCAGAACTCACCACAATTGCCGGACTGCTCAC